CCATTACTTGTCAATCGCATGGAATATGACCCAAACTTATAATTATCGGATTCACGTGAAACAACCTGATTGACCTCCGCATAAGTGGTTGACCAGCCATAAGGAATAGTATCTGTTGTTCCATAAGCCCAACAGGTCATATCACCGTTAATAACTTGATTCTGGAATACCTGGTCGAGTTTCTGATCCCAATTCCAGATACCTTGACCCATTAGATCAATTCCACCAATTCTTTGAACTTGCGCTGACAAACCACCGAAACAGACGAGCAGCAGCGTTAATGTTGCAACGATTATCTTATTTGAAAATTTCATATCTTTCACTCCCTAATGTATAACCACTAAACCAATCCCTTGATAGTTTAGCAACGCCACTTGAATCATATAAACCAAGCTGCGAGTCAATCACATGGATACTACTACCAATCTCATGAGCGTTTCTGTCTGCCCATACACAGAAACCACAAATCTCCTCAGACTTTACTAAATCTCCCGTTATACTCAGATACTCTAACTGCTGTAATTGAGAGTGATTCCCAGTACTATAACCAGTCTCAGCTACTTCTATAGGCTTGTTTAGCATATCCCTTCCCTCGCTACTTCTAAAAAACTTAAGAAGTGCAAAATAACCAGTTTCACTGTAGGACTGAGAACCATACGTTCCCATGTCTCCATAATGAGTACCACTCCAAAACATGGGTTCACTATACAATTCAATATCACAAAAATCCATAATGTCACTTAGATTATAAGTGGTGGAAACCTGAGCCACACGAATCATATGATAAGCCTCTGCATGAGTAACTACAAGATGATTGGTGTCCACCGATTTTATATAATTGTGCATAGTTTTCATCCACTGCATCATACTATCTACTCTTGCTAATGTATAACTGGGATATAGACCATTCAATCCTTCTCCTCTAAAATCCCACCACCCGATTGTGGTATCGGCTTTGTAAGTATCTATTAAAGTATTAATCAGTGCTTTCGCAGAAGTAGTATCAAGTTGTCCGCCATGTCCACTACCAGGAACAACCGCTTGACCCAAGACGTCAATAACAAGCCTATAGTTAGCAGTTTTACACCTATTTTTTAGATAATTAAATTTCTCCAGGAAATCACCACCTTGTATACTTGTTCCGTCCACACAAGTCCTGATAACATTCAATCCATCTAAGGAATCATACAGGATAAATCTTGCATCAATATCCGCCTCAAAATTAATTACTGACAATCCCCACCATTCTTGCCAACTATGTTCAACTGGATCAGTCCATATCCCTTTCACTACAAAATCATGTCCATCAGTCTGTAGTTTATTCCCTGAAATTTTTATAAAATGAGCATTTACCGTTCCAAAAAGAAAAAGAATTAATAATAAAGTAAATATTGATTTTCGCATTATTCTACACTCCCAACAATTATAGATTGGCTTCCACTCCGAAAATGGACAGATGGTCTTATTAAATTATTTTTTAATTGGCATCCAGAAACAATAGTATAGGTACATGTCCCAATATCATTTTCCTCGACACTGTAGGAAAATCCAGAAATATTGCAATTGGATATGTTCGTATTTGCGCTTGATCCCATTATGTAAATTCCAGAATAAATAGTAGAATCTGCACTCATTGTGGAATTAGTAATTTGGTTTCGATCACCCTGAATATGGATGGCATGTTTAATTGGATTAACAACAGTAACACCAGAAATCTCGCAATCATTACCTAAAAGATGAATACCAAAATTTACATTAGTTCCGATAATTGTAATGTTGCCAACAAATACCACCGAATCACCAGAAATATTTATAGCATTGCAAGCCGTACTGGAATTCTTGATCACCGCATTCATACTGAGAATATGAGTATTATCCGTGTAGGTTATCGGCGTTCCAGCGACATCAATTGTATCTTGTAAAATATAGGATTTGGGACTGAATACCATCGGACTTCTTACTTGCCCAAATAAACAACTTACAAACAAAAAAAGGATCAAAAACAATATAGTTTTTTTCATATTTATTTACCTGCGGTTTGTGGATGTTTTACACCAATTCCTTGCGCGGGTGTAAATTTTGCATTTAATATTTCGATCTGTCGTAAAGCATTTCCCATCGCTTCCTGCGCCCGATCTGATTTGTGTCCTATCCGCCAGCATTTCGCTTCGGCAAGGTCTAATAAAATCCCATGCAATCCCTTATTGAGAACAGGATCAATACTCGTAGTCATAGTCGAAGGTGGAATCAAAAACCAAACATCAATCACTGTCAACAATGTGGTTGTCACTAGAATATTGATTTTCTCGTCAAAGATATAATAAAGTGGTCTGGTATCAGAATATGTCTGTAATGAATTTTCGGTCTTTTTTATATCTTTGAGATCGATCTCAATGGCATATTTACCAGCAGTTCCACCAGGATAAACCTTTACTCTCTTGATCCCTTCTCCTCCTTTCAAAACACCCTCACCATTATTAAGTGTAGAAAATGCCACTGCACTTGCCGTCATTGTTTTAGCCAGTTCAACTGTCTCAAGTTCAGTCAAATAGGCATCATGGATCAAAGTGCAAAGTTCAAGTTGCGCTTTATTGAGCATCTTCAATTTAATCGGTTCGGTATATTGACCTGCATCTTCATCTTCGAGTATAATGCCAAGTTCTTCTACCATTTCATTGGTTATGTCGCCATTTGCCATTACTTTTCTCCCTCATCTTCTAAGATGATTTTGTATATTTGGGATTCGTTTGTATCTTGAGTGCTATCGACAATTTCGATCATATAGGTCTCACACCAATATTCAAAACAAACTCTTTTCCGTGTTTGTGTCGTACTCGCTGGCAGAGTTTTCGTTTTTACAATAGTCGTGTCATCTCGATCAACATAGAGATTTACCGTCAAAATGTTTGTTGATTTATAGGAAATGGTCATCTCCCGCATCACTTCTTTATGTTCAAAGGAAGTTCTAAACCATTTCGTTCTCAATAACCACCCAGCATTATCAGGAATGAGTGTAGAGTAAATCTTTTTATTGTCATCGTCATAAATTATCGGATTGGCATTTTCATCTAAAGTCAATGCGTCAAATACCAAATCCGTATCAATCTCTCGCCAAGTATTTTCGACGATATTATATGCCCAGACATATCCTTCTCTAAATTGCCAGATGATTTCAGTGCCGAGATGGTCATAAATTCCTCTGATGTTTGGTTTATCGGCGATATTATCAAGACCCTGATAAATGTCATTAATGGGTTCAGAGATCTTGTTTTGCAGAAGCGGGGTATCATCCGAAGCTGCCACAATATTCGCATCGATCCGATAGATTCCGTCTATTGAGCAAATATAAATCGAATCGCCAACTTGCACATAACCATTCGGAGCGATATTCCCTCTTTGGAATTTGGCTTCCGTAAGAATCCATGAATTCGGATCGGACGGGTCGGGAAGGCTAAGTTTAAACACTGCCTTTGGTTTCATGGCAATAATGGAATTGAATGAAGTTCCCAGCCCAGTCCCAGCACCACCTTCTTTATCTATCAAATAAAAAGCATTGCTAACTGGATTCACGTCATATTGACTCAATTCGGAATATGTCAACCAATCTTCGTGAATTTCATTCTTTCCGCCAGGGTCTAAAACCACGTTAAGTTGGAATAAAATATCTTTACAGACAACGGCAAATTTGCCGTTGTTCTTAATTGATACTTCGTCTTGATATGGATGTGCTTCTTGGTCAATCAGTGCGTTATCATAAAGTGTGTAATTAACAACCTCAGCTACTTCATGGCTATAGTAAACATTTGCCCCCTCTAATATCCACCATTCTCCACCGGTTTCAAAATCATAAGCCAGCCCTACGTTTTTTACCTTTATGGCATGTTCATTATTGGTGTCGATAATATTAGTTTCCTCGATAGTTCCACCAATACCACTTGACTTGCCGAAGAATATCAATATATTATCGGCATAAGAATTGCTAATCAATTCACTTGTTTTCGTAATAAATGTAGTATAACCAGTATAGCAACCATTTGTGCCATTGTGACCAGTGCCAGTGCTATCAACCCAATCAGCGCCATTCCATTCCTGAATTTTCCAATTAACATCCCAGTAATAATCAGCAAGGTCACCTTGTAAATCGTTATTTTTATCTTTCACCTTCAACCTAAATATAGTATTGCCTGTTCCGCTTAGTGCTGTTGCAAAATTATCGACTTCTCTCAATTTCGTAGCACTATAAATACCGATTCTATACAATTTGGCGGGATCAAAAGAAAAACCGGTAGCGCCGGGGATATACATTGTTCTCAATCCCAGATAACCATCACTGCCATGTAGATTAGGATCGGTCAATTCACTGGTTTTTCTCAGAAAGTCTATTGTGGCAATATGTTTATAACTGCCATCTATTGTTGGACAGCGATATACTTTTCTTGAAGTTATTCTTTTATTGTGGGTTGCCTTTGTAATTGTGAACTTAATTATAAGATGAAGATTAATATCGGTAAATTTATGGCGAAATTTATTTGACAATAAAGATTCCTGAATTCCGTCATAGACATCGGAGAATTTATAATAAATCTCAGCATCTTTAACAGACGAACCGCCTACAACTTCCTTGACGGTTATTTCGCTAACATCCGGTGCTTCTGGTGTTGAATTATAGGCAAAGAACCCTTTTTCATAATCTTTCGTTGTGGCGGTTACTTCTTCAGAATTGCCAGCAGTATAGAGATCATCAAAGAAATCAGTATCTATGTAACCAATCCAAATTCCTTTTGCTTCGTTGGTATTGTTGGGTAATCCGATATTGCCAGGAAGTAATCGTATCCGTTCATTTGCTTGAAAAATAGGATTCGGATTATTTCTTTTGTGGTAGTAAGTGCCAAATGTATTGAGGATAAGATAGGAAATATCCCGCCAACACTCACCATTCCAAAATTTCAAAGTAACCTTGTAATTAATTTTATTGACAATATAGGCAATGAAAACAAAATCAATCCCTGAACCTTTCGGACAGATCAATTCCCGATGAGTATAAACCGCAATATTCGTGACAGATTCGTTTGCCAATTTCGTAATCGCTGGCACAAAAACGCTATCAATCCAATATTTACCATCCGCCCAGATCTGACTATCATCCCAGTTGGTTGCTATGATCGGATCAATAATTTCCAAACCAAATCGGTCGCCATAATCAAAGGTTTTAGTCAAAACGCCAGGTATCTTCGGTGTAAGATTCTGTAATTTTGTAAAAAATTCTTTCTGAATATCTTCAGGATCGGCATTAGTATAAACCGCCTTGAAGGTATCAATTGGAATTGTTCTCAT